CGATGCACTCAATGCCAGACTGATTGTAATGCGGGGGGCTGTTAACGGCGTCCATTAGTGTACCCGCTTCTTGCCATTAATCGGGATAACCTTGGCGTCGCTGATGGCTTCTAAAAGTTCTTCATCAGCCTCAAAGACAATTTCAGGGCCTTCATCGGCCTGGTCCATAACGTCTTTGAGCATACGGCCCATAGCGCCATACATTGCCAGCATCTCGAACCCATTGCTCAAAACCATGTTTAAGCCATTCAGGATGTCCATGAAGGGTTCCGCTTCCTCTTCGGACCACTGGTCAGAGAGGTTATGAATAACGGTTACACCAAAGTCGCCATCAGGATGTGGCTGCATGATGATACCCATGCTATCTTCGGGAAGGTCTTCAGGTTTCATTTTAATTTTCCGATCAGTTCAAAAAAGTGTTCTGCGTCGATGACAGCCAAAGGCTTCTGGCGGTCAGATTTGATTATGGCGATTGGCTCTGCTTTCGAGGGGCAATTGGCTTGCGCCTGCTCCATGAATTTGTAGACGCCTATGGCTTTCAGAGACTTACACTCAACTGAGTAGGGGAAGAGTTTCCTGGCGGCGGGGGATAACTGAATATCCTCACCGCCCTGTCCCATCCCTGTGGATCGAACATCATCTGGTTCCAATTTAGGAAACAGATCCAAGATTTTATCTCTAACCCACTGTTGGTGTTTACGCCCCTTTGCCTTTGCAGACGAAGGTTTGATTGCCACCTACAGTTCCTTTCCTTCATACATAACGTACCAATTTTTCTTAGGCTCTTTGGCCTTAGATTTTGGTTGTGGAAGAAGTTGAGCATTAGGCCAGCAAGCTTGCTTGAAGTCACAAAAACCGCAGGACATAGGTAGCTTTTTAGAACCCGTGTACTTCTTGTTAAAGAAGTCATCCACTGGCTCAAAGCAGCGCTGAAAAGACCAGCCTTCGTTAATAGCTTTAATCTTAGTAGCTATATCCGATTTAACTGCGTCCTTCTCTTGATCAGAGAACTCAGCGTCTACTACAACAACCTGTCCTGTGCTTTTACAAACTACAATCCAGCCGCCTGTCTTTTTATTCTGACCATCTGAATATCCGATCAATTGACCTACATATCCAAAAGGATCGTCAGCTTTCAAAGCAGGAAGACCTTTTTTCCATTTCTGCTCAAAGGCAAATGGCGAAGAAGACTTGATGTCATAAACCTTGTCATCAATCTCTACGTCGTCTTCACCCTTAATGGTGTAGCCCTCTAACTCAAGCTCAACTCTGGACTTACCGCCTGTGACGTTGACCTTAGATAGTTCGAGGACCAGATCCATAATGCATTCAATGGCGTCGCCATGAAGCATTCGCATAATGAAATTGTAGTCTTTGCGTTCTTTCTTCGCACCTTTGTTAGCCATCTGAAGCTGACAAAGAGGCTTACCCATGTTGGACATACGGAAACGAAAGTCTTCGTCTTGCCGTGTGAACTGTCGAAGAATTGCTTCCTCAAAGCTCTGTCCAGCCTTTCTAGCCATCTTTGCCAACTCTTCAGGCTCAACATCAAGCTTATCAGCTTCGTTGTTAGACAGAAGGTCTAGGACTTCGTGGATTTGCGATTGCAAGTCCATTATGCGTCTACTAGGTCAGCTTCTAGGCTGTCTTCGATAGCCGCCAGGGCCTTGGTATCCAAGCTGTCTTCTGCAACAGACTTAAAGTACATATCATCGACGTACTTGTTCTCCGCAGTGATAGTATCTGCGAATACTTTCATCGTTTCGAACACTTCCTGTGTCATCGGTAGCTTAGTGCTTAGATCAGGCTTCCAGTGGATCTTGAAGAATACAGTGGCACCTACTTTAAGGCGCTCAGTAGACATCTCTGCCTCGTAGTCGAAGATATTGGCACCTTTAGGCAAAGCTTTGATGTATTCATTAAAGAAACCGCCGTAATTTGTACGGCCCTTACCCCAGTAAATGACGGGTTGGTTTTTAATAAATACTTCTTCACCAGATAGCGTGTGTCCATCCATAGAGACCAAGCCACGCACAACACGGCGCTGACAATCTTTATACTTCTGGCGAAGTTCTTCGTTTTCAGCACGGACTTCCCATTCTGGCATACCACAAGCAATACCGCCTGCTGTATCACGGGCTTCCTCACGCATGTTTTTCAATGCACGGGACTTAATAAGCTTATCATCTTCCCAAAGGAAGTACTGGACGTGTGAAGCCAGTGGACGAAAGCGAAGTGTTTTTCCGTAGATGATTTGATCAGGCATATGAACCCTAAATTCACCACGAGGCATAGGATTACCCTCGTCATCATCTGCGGCGTGTTGGTGATCCAATTTAGGTACACGCACGAGGGTGTCGCCGCCACCGCCAGATGCTGTTTCTGTTCCTAAAATATCTGCTAATTCTGCTAACTCAATACCATCAACGGTTGTTAGATCATTCATGTTGTGACCCTTTCTTAGTGGACTTTTATTATGGCACGTTAAGTGGCACTTCGTCAATCATATTCGACTTGGTCGAGCCAGTTTTTGCCGCCTGAAATTTCTATTGCTAGGGGAAGGGCGAAGGTGTAGCCCCAACGCTTCTCAACCTCTTCTGGAACACCTTGCATAGACCATGTGAGTGCTTCCTTAACCTGCTCAAGTTCATCAGGGTGACAGTCCACGCATATTGAGTCATGAACAGTCAGTATGAGTTTTGAACGAAGGTTTAGTTCCCTAAACTTTGCCAGCGCACGGATGCATGCCAGGGGTACTAGGTCGCCTGTGGCCCATCCCTGCACAGGATAGTTAACAACCTGTGTGGCGTTAGTGACACGCCCATTGCGTAACCGTCTTACGTTCGGCCAAAAGTATTGACGCCCTGAAGGTGTTTGGACGATCCCATTTTTAAGCACACCATCCATAAGACGCTTCTGATATTGTCCTAGACCTTCATAGATCTTGAAGAACTCTTGGAAGTAGTTGCGTATATGTTGTGGTTCACCAGCCCCCATACCACCATATAGAGGGGCGAAGGTGTAGGCCTTTGCTGCTTGTCTTTGATCTTTATCTATATTTTTAGCATCTGTTTCATTGATGATAGCTGCAGTTTGTTTGTGGATATCCTTGCCTGTGAGAATATCTTCAATAATCTGTGGATCTCGTGAAAGCTCCCCAGCCACCCTAAATTCAAGACCGCTGAAATCCGCTTCGACGACAATGCCATCAGGGAAGCGGCTAACCACTGCCTTTCTAACAGGGAAGCCCCGCTTGGGCTGGTTTTGGAAGTTGGGATTGGATGAAGACAAACGGCCTGTAGCTGTTATGCACTGGTTCATGTTGGTGTGAAGTAATCCACTAGGGCGTGTCCAGGTCTCAATGCCTTGGATAAAGCTATCCAGATAGGTGGACACAGCATTCAAACGAGACAGCTTCTGCAAGAACTCAACCGCAGTAAGGTTGTCTTTGCGCTGGGCTTGCTTGATCAGACTTTTAATTGTGGATTTGTCTGTCTTAAAACCGTTGATGGAACCGTAGCTAGGCTCTTCGGGAACCAGTTTAAGTCCTGCAGTTACACCTGTAGGATCATAGAACGCTCCTACACCATTGCAGTTTGCACACTTAGATAGATTTTTCCAAAACTCTCCGTTCTTCTTAATCTTTTGTATTTTGCCCCTACCATCACATTCGTCACAGCAACGAGCCATAGTGCGCTGTACAACTTGGGTGGTAGAACGAACCGCACGTTTCATCTCAGAATCATTCATACGTGGTGGTGGCAGAGGTTTTCCGTTAGCCCCTACGCCTATGTTCCACACTTGCTGATGTGTAGCACGGTCAATAACTTCACGGCTGTATACAACCTTAGTCATATCAGCACCGCTGTTCAGGTTGATTGGAGTATCACCCATAACTTCATCTATGATGTCATGTAGACGATCTGTTAGCTGCTTATGCTCTTCAGTAAATTCAACCTTAATTTGATCAAGAACTTCCAGATCAACTTTGATACCATTACGCTCAATCTCTACTAAAAACTCTAGCATTTCATTCATCATATTAATGACAGGAACTAGAGACTTATTTTCTTCTGCTTCGAGAATGTCTTGTTGCTTTAGGTATACCTCACCGCAGGATACTACGTCAGCAATACCGTACTCAATCACAGTGTCTAAAGGCATCTCTTCAAAGCCAGTGCCATCTTTAAACATCTTTTCTATCAGGTCAGATTTCTTGCGTGTAACGTCATAACGCTCTGCTGTAGCTTTAAGGCTAAGTTCCTGCCTTTGCCCTTTAGCTAGAACGTACTCAGCTACCATGCAGCAATAGATGGGGCAGGATATCTTGAAGCCCATCTCCAGCATCCAGTTCACGTCGAACTTAGCATTGTAGACTACAATAAGTTCAGCTTCATCTAGCGCAGCCTGTAGGCCATCTTTAGATGCAGGGGCCTCACATTCCTTGTGGTAGTAGGTATCCACCTGCACATGGTCTACTGTGTCCCAGCCAATAAAGCCGTATTGAGACATCACACATTTGTTTTTTGGGTTGAATGGGCTGTTGTCTATTTTCCCATCAAAGCGGTCAACTGTTGTTTCCAAGTCTAGTACAAGTATTTTCATTTTAGCCCCATTAGTATTTTAATTTGATTTCCAGCCAGCTTTTGCAGCAACTCGATTTGTTCATCGATCAGGTTGGATTTTGTTTTGGCGTATTCTTTTTGACGCTGACGCAACTGCTCTTCATAGAACTCTTTAAGATCCTCTTCACTCAACATAGCGGCTCACCTGTGGTTCGATCATGGCAATCACATAGCCGTGGAACCCCGATAGTTTGTTTTTAGATATGTTGATGAAACGACGATTATCGGGTTCATTGTCATCTGCTGAACCTGCTTTCCCGATACCAATGATAAGGTCAGCTTCGGCTGCTTTACCTGTTTTGGAGCCTTCCAGCATACTGAAGTCCACACGGGTCTTTCCTTCAGCTTCGGCAGAGGCTTGGCTAACACCTATAAGCGCACAGTCATGCCTCTTGGCTAACTCCCGCAAGCTTCGGTACAGTTCACGCAGGCGCTCATGGCTGCTATTGTAATTACCAGCAATGGTGACCTTGTCGGCCTGGTCAATAAACAGGGCGTCGGGCTTAACTTTTTCACAGTAAGCGTTGATCGTATCTAGATCCCACTCTTGTATGTCCTGCATGATTAAGCGGTCACGGATAGCCTGATACTTACTCATGGCTAGATCAGGATTTTCTGATATTTGCTCACGGGTCATTCCAGAACATGCCTGGATAGCCCGAAGCTTTGTTCTGGTAGTGCGTTCCTCGTTACCAAGGTACAGGACTTTAGCCCCTTGCTGACAAAAGCCACCAGGGCCTGCAATGATACTAATCAGGAAGGCTGACTTGCCTGTTTCAGGTCTAGCGAAAACAATACCAAACTCTGATGGCCCAATGCCGTATACATGACGGGAGAGCGTTTCGATGTTAAACTTCCAACGATTATCATCAGATGTCTCTGCCAGTAGTTCGTAGATGTTGTCAGTTGTCGGTTCGCCAAATTCATCTGGCATGTAAGACGTTGAAACTTTCTCAAGCAGAGATTGTAGTTTCATCATGGCAGAGGTGTCACCCTCAGACATATTAATTCCAAGGTTTGCTATGTCTCTGCCAATGTCTTGTCGCCACATGCTTTCAATGACATCTTGGGCGATTGCAGGAGTTATAGTTTCAGCCCGCTTAATTCCATCAAGGGTGTCTTTAAAGTCTGCTCGTTCACTGGCGGTTGCTACAGGATTAGATGCTATCCAAACTGATAATAGGTCTTCAGTCTTTAGATCAGATCCGTACTTTTCATGCGACGATTTAAGCAGGGAATATATGTCCCCGTAATCATCTGAAAAAATTGAGTGCCGTAGTTTTGCCTGTGTTGCCTGGTAGGTATCGTTTTTAAGTAGTGTTTTTATTAGTTCTGCTTCCATTGCCTCATCCCTTATTAGTGGTTGGTACTAAGGGCTATAAAGTTAACAGAATGCACAAATAAAAAAACCCCTAATTTGCATTAGGGGCTTTTTTCTTA